GACCGCGTTTGGCGCGTTGTATTCAGATCCGCGCCCATTAGTATTGGCATTCCATGTAGTGCCAGCATAAGGGCCACCACGATCATCTCCCCATACCCACAATATGCCAGTGGCCTGCATCACACCCCATTTTGAAGTGTAGGCCGCATTTAAAATCGTACTTACCTGGTCAGTTCCGATGGCCGAAGCTTCCGTTGTTCCGTAAGCGGCTGCCATAAATTCGCGCTGCGTCAATAAGCGTTTGCCGTATGCGCTTGAAATTTCACTTGCTTCAAACCAAGTTAATGAGGTGTAAGCTGTCGTGCCGTTACCGCCAAAAGCTGAAGGTACTTTAGAAGGGCTTGCGCCATCTGCCATGGTGACGTTATATTTTGAGGTACCATTAACGTCTGGATTGGTATTGGTGAGATAAATATCCGCCCAGAAACCGCCAGCAACTAAAGTCATGCCACGTGGATCTGAACAGGCTGGACGGAATTTTAAGTCCCAAAGGCTGTATGGGTTGATTGCTGGCGTTGTATTGCCGCCAGTTTGTGCCGTGGCATTTCCGCCTGGCGCGTAGTGGAATCCGCCAATCTTGCGCCAGTTTCCTGTTGCTGGAGCATTGATGTAATCTGATGTTGCTTGAATCGTGCCATCATCTTTTACCCAAACAATGTAATCTGTACCCGCTGTTAATGTCGGCATTGAAACCGCTGTTGCCGTGCTGTATGTGACTAAGTTATTGCCGACTGCGATTTTTGTGCCAGCTTTAATGCTAATCGTACCAGCACCTGTAGCGGTAAATACCACGGAAGTTGGGTCAGTACGCGTAAAGATGCCAGATGCAGTTACTACGGCTGATGCTACCTGATACACGACACAGCGTACAACGCCAGATGCTTCACCTCGGAATATCGCAGTGTCACCCGCTGCTGTTGTGATGTTTCCTGAACTCGGTAAGATTAAGTTAGCGCCTGCCGTTAACGTCAAAGCACCTTTAAATACAACTGTGCGTTCGGCGCCTTGAGCAAGCGTAATTCCCGTAATTGCCGTTGTGCCAGTAATATTGACGTAGTTACCTGTCGCAGTTGTCAAGTTGACAGTGGCGGATGATGCAATATCAGCGCCCTGAGCTTCATTTAATGCGCCTGTTAAAGTGCCGCCCCCCAGGCCAAGATAGTTTGTGTTTTGTGCTAAATAAACATTTGTACCATCGCTCCATAGGTTCATTGCTTGGCCTTGTGGTACAGCAACCCCTGCGCCACCTTGAGCAATTACAGTGATGGTGTAATTTCCAGTAGTTGCATTTTTAATCACCCAATCCATCGAGCTGGCGGGCATAATGACGCTGATGTTTCCTGTAAGTGCACCTGATAACTGAATAAGTTTGGTGTTAGCCTCATCTGCTGTCAACGTAACGTTAGTATTTCCTGCCACATTTTTAGATAAAAACCCGCCAATACTTGCTTGCAATACTGTAAAACCAGAGTTCACATCCTGGACTAGAGTTAGTCCAGATAGAACTCCTGTTACCGGGATTGAAATATCTTTCATAGCTTTCCTTTCTCTATTTAATAGCCTTGGGCTTGAATGTTGACGGTTCTTATTACACGAGAACCGCCGTTATATACGTCTAAACTCAATCCAGTTGCTGTAACATTACTGAGCACTACAACATCACCCGATGCCGCATTTACAATTGTTGTTTGAACGGTCGGAACGCTAGAAGCGCCATTTCCGCCATTAAATGGCGATGTGTAAGTTAGTGAGGTGGTGGTTGTGCTAGATGTTATGCTCTGGTAAGAATCAATACGATCCGGAACATCTACTGAAAAAGTAAATTGGGGGATGAGTGTTGTCACAGCGGTATCTGAAGATGTGACAAGCAATCTTGCTTTAAAATATTGAGCGTTATATGTCCCTGTTATAAAGTTTTGCCAAGCGCCATAAACTCCGTTGCTATTAGCGATTGCAATTTGTGGTTGGATCGTGATTTTTGATCCAAGTACAGAGGCAAGGATGTCCGTTGCAGATAATATGTCTTTGATGTTAAGTGTATTATCGTAAATTGATTGGGCATAGGCTATGTAGTTCATTGTGACAATACATGGTGCAATGCGGCCAATATTTACTAAATGACTAGCTGGCAAATCATATTCACCGCTAGTGCATACACCTCCGTACCATATTACGTCAGTTATTGATAAGGCATTAGGCTCGCCGAGTATGTTTCCGCTTGCGCCCAAATACAAATTATTATTTACAACTTCCATGTTGATGCGCGTACCAAGCCAGCCTAAATTTGGCTCATTAAAACTAGCAATTACATTTCGAACAAGCGTTGCTCCTGACACTTGAATGGCCACGGGAGCGGTTGAATAGATATTAATTCCGCTGCTTGTTTGATAATGTGCCGCAATCCAGTGAGTTCCATTACAAATAGCTGTAAAACTAGCTAATGAAGTGCGGCCAAATACGGACGCCGTTTCCCATGTATTTCCTACGCGAATCTCATAGTCAACATTGGGCTGTCTGAAATCTTTGATAGCATCCCAATACAGGTTTAATACATTACCAACAAAGTTGCTTGTCACATTCTGCACATTTGGCAATGCGCTGGTAAGCGCAGAACCTTGAATTGTATAAATAATCGCTTCAATGTCTGCAATTGATTGAACCGCTGCACCATATTGATTGAAGCTTGGTAACTTGATATAAATCTTATTGCCAATCTTGTCAGGTGTGAACGCGTATTTTGCTAGTGCTTTGTCGTCAATACGAATAAATGGGGAGTTGGCTGCGTGCGTTGAAATATTTGAGTGATATACACCTCGGCGCAAATAACTCAAATTGTATTTATTAGCCCCCACCAAAGTTGAATTTTGATAGCTGATATATTCACCATCCACATATGCAAGTGTTGTGAAGTTATCCGCATCTGCTTGAGACCCGCCATCAAGCGTTGCACGACTGATGCTTAGGTCTATAGATAATGTATCATCTTTGTCAGGGTCAGCATGTGAAACTAATGGGGAGTTTAGCCAGCCCATTCGAGCCGGATTAGTGATCGTAGCAATCTGTTGGTAGTTAACGCCATCAATAGATACCCAAACCTGACAGCCGCCCCATAGCGTACCCCCGCATGCGCCAATCCATACTTCCAAGCCATTAGAAGTTAAAATAGCAGGCGCTTCAAAAATGACAGGGGCATTGGTATCGCTAGCGCTTGCATTTGTATAAAAGCTATTGGCCTCACTTGATTGCTGAGAGTAAACGGCATGACTTGATATGCCAGCTGGCGCATCCTCTGCAATAATCGTTAGCAAGCCATCTTCGTTTTCTTCAACAGATAAAATTCGGATTGGATAACTATTCAAACCAAGCGCGGCATCGGTAATCGTTACATAGTCTGTGGGCTCAAGTAAGCAATATTTCCAAGAAAGCGTAAATTCATAGGTATTTCGAATGTAACAACTTCTTTGCAGTAATAACTGGGCCACAGACCGCGCAACAGAAGGTAATGCAATTTCATGTGCTGTAATTGGCTGCATTGGGCGCAATCCAAGCGAATCGATATTGACCTGATCTTTTGCTTCTGCGATTTCAATATTGTATTCATTGAAGCGATTTACAAACTCTACTTGCACTGAGTTGAAGGCGTCTGAGGTGGCATTGCGTAATAACCTCACGGGATCTTCCCCGGCAGTCACGATAAAATCATCATCGTTAAGCGCGTAAATCGGCATTACGTTTGGCGTATAAGCTACGCCGTTTCCTACGGAGGAAGAATCTCCAAATGGTGTAATTTTAAGTTTACCCTCGCTGAAATAAATTCCTGAATTTGTAATTCTGCAAAGGTCGGTCAAGATTTCATTAGCTCGTTTTTGTGTGGTGTACGCGGGAGACAAAAACAAATTATTGGATACACAATAATTGGAATATTGCGTTAAATCTCCAATTTTAATGGCTGGAAAACCAACGCCATAATGACCATTGGTCAGAAAATCAACGACAATATCCCTAGGGTTAGCGTCATCAATCACGCCACTATTAAATTGCAGGCGACCACTCACGTCAAACGTATGATTAGGTAATGACGAGTTGTTACCTAAGTCGTATGCGCTAGCTGCAACGTAAGATAGCCCCTCATAAGCTAACGCGCTATCTGGGTGCTTAGTTGCAATCCATGTCCATACAGATTGCGGATAGGAACCTAAGAATTTACTAAATTTGCTACCAGCGTCAGTGATATAGTCCTTGTCAGACCAAAAAGCATTGATTCCGGAGATTTGTCCTTCGCACAAACCAAGAGCAAGCGCAGCTGTATAGGTGTAGGTGGTATTGGTTGAATCAACACTACCGCCGCCTTTTCCGCCACCGCTGGAGGTGGTTGTAGTATGTGGTACCGCCGTAAAATCACTATACCAAATCAGATTGCCAGCAATACGGCTGCGGCCATATAAAATTGGTACAACAAGTCCATAAGCTGACGTTTGAATTCGTAAGCCAAGCGCCATTGGCTCAGTCGTGTTAATCGACTGACTGCTTCCAAATATACCACCCATTATTTAAGACCTTTTAATCTGTAGTAGCCAGCAAATCGGCTTTGCATTTCCGTGTGGTCTAAATCCGTTAAAACTACCGATTTTTCATCTCGGTATGCATGAATGATGGTATGGCTATCCACTACGATAGCGCCATGCGCTGGATGCCTGCCGTACTTAAACATGGCAATATCACCGCGCTCCCCTTCGGCAATGGGGTCGGCATATTGCATTAGGAATTGCAAAAACATAGGTTCATTTCGATGTAAGTGCCAGTCGCGTGGATAAAACCCCGTATCAATATGTGACACAAGCCCAACATTTGAATACACGCCAATTAAAAATTGAGCACAATCAACACCCACGCCTTTTAATAGTGCGTTGTGATGCCAAGGCGTACCAAGCCATGTCATTGCCTCAGCAATGATGGATTCTCGAATATTGCTCATCGTGTCGTTTCTGGTACTGGAACGTAAGGAAAACCTCTGAAATGCGCGAGGTTGTTAAATTTGTTTTTACAGGTCGATTGTTGCTTATCGCATCCTGCATAGACATAAAAACTGTCGCCTGGCGATGGCGCTTGCGGCAATGGATTCATCAAAGAAAGACTGCTATTGGTGTACGCTTTCACGGTACGTTTAATGCCAGTCAGCGCGCCTGAGGTAAATTCAATGTACCCCATATCAAAATATCCATTAGCCTTAGATGTCACGTTGCACAAAACCAAAGAGGCGGTGCTGTTGGCATTAACAATGCCGCTAGTCCTAAAGCTTATCCTGCTTGCTTGGCAATCTGTGTCATAAAGATTATGCGGGCATCCAGCTTGATACAAGTTGCGGGGCATTTGAATATTTAACAGCTCAATATCGCTTTTAACGACTAGATCAATTTCATTGCGCGACATGGTAATGTCAGCAACACGACCACTAAAATTCACGTACCCGCCAATGACTGTCGTGTTATCGCTTAAAAATACGCGCTCAAGCAATACCATAGAGCCATCCAACACTCCTTTGGCTGCGGACTGAATCCAGCTTATAGCACCAAGCATATCTGACGATTTGGCGTAAATCTTGAGGTCAAGAGTATCTACCTCAACACCCAAAATAGTTCTCACGCGCGAGCGCTCAAAAAGTGGATTGGTGCCATCCCCTGCTTTATTAAAGGTGATTCCGTTATAAGTGACATTCAAATCCCAAAGGGCATAACGATAGTTTGTGCCATCGAGCAGCGTGAACGTCAATAAATCCACCATAATGTATTCTTGATGGTTATTGAGATAGTTAATTAAATCCGCTGAAGCTGATTTCATGCTCATACCTTATTTAGGGTGCTACCAACAAAATCGAGCTTTTTCAGTTCCCATAGGTCGCGCACCATTAAATTAAACTCACTGGTATCCTGGACAAATCGACAGCGGTAATAATAGGTGCCAGACCAACGCACAACCGAGCCAATGGCTGGCGGTGAGACGAATGTCACCATGCCTGTTGAATTGACTGTGTAATTGGTGACAACCGAACCATCAACTGTAATATTGGTAATCACGTTTACGTTTTGCACTGGCTCTAAAAATACATTGCCTACACCCAGAGAGCGCACCAATTGAAAACTTACATTGCTGCCATCACCAATGCCGATGGTTTGATCTGTCATTGCATTATCTGTCGGGTCTGAGTACAAGAAGCTATCAAATGCCCCTTGGCGCGCAATAATAAAACCTATAAGCCTGTCATAATCGTTACCAAAATTTCCATCGCGTAACACTTCATAACTAAGTTTGAATGTCCATAATGGATAAGACATAAATGCGGCTCTGCGTTCAAAACCATTTACTGAGCGATGAACCTTGGTACTAAACTCTGGCTGTTTAACGACATTCCAGCTTTGGCCAACTAAAACTGGAAAAATAGCGTTACTCATGATTAAACCTTTATGGGTGTGAAGTTGCGCGCCATATTGCGGAGCGCCGGGGCTAGGGTATGGCTATTTGCTTTGAAATAATCACGCACGCTCTTGGCATCCATTGCATTGATATGAACGTGGACAGGTGCGCCTCCAGCCCCGCCGCCATCGGATAAAGCACGAATGGTGTCGGCATATTTTGAAGGGAGCACCATCTCGTTTTGGTGAAGTTGGGCCACTGGATTAAGGCCCTTCGGAATGTCATAACCACCCTCAGCAGAAATAATAGATCCTGCAAACCCAGCAACCGTAGCAAAAGCACCCGCAGCGACAACTGGCGCCATAAACGGCCCCACAATAGGAATTGCAGCAATGGCTTTATAAGCCCCAGCCATTGCCTCCCATGCATCGTTCATAATGCTTTTAATAGCAGTGCCAGCACTGATTACCATGCTTTCGCCTGCAGCCGCTTCTTCAGCTGCAGTCCGTTCTTGGGTGCCTAAGATGGTGGCGGCAGTCATCTTCACTTCTTTCATGATCCAATCGGCCAACATTTTTACGCCAAGATTGGCAAACTCAAGCGCGATGCTTTGGAAGATGTTATGAAGGGCTTTAGAGAGTGAGGTGGTGCCTTGGATGATGCCATCAATGGATTTGGAAAATGCCGCTTTAATCGGATCCGAAAACTTATCCCAGGTCTTTTTCTCTTCAATCAGGATTTGATTGTTGATTTGCGCCATGTCTTTGGCATGCTTTTCAGCCATGGCTTGGATTTTGTCGTAAGCTGCTTGCTGTGCAATCACATCATCTTTAATTAAATCGGCTTTATCCTGAGCAGCTTTTAATTCAATTTGATATTGCTGCTCTGCCAATGCTTGTAAGCCTGCCAACTCTTCTTGCGCGCTGATTTGGCCTAGTTCTTTTTTGGTTTTAAGCTGATCGCGCTCCATCTCGATTAGCGTGACATCGTGCGTACGCTGCCGATCAATGCGCATGTCTTCTAGCTTATCCATCTGCATCCGATGCTCTTCGGCTGCTTTGGTCATATCCGCAAGCGCTTTGATGTACTCTTTAGACTGCAGGCCGTAAGTGTCACCAATTTTGGCAGCAATTTCGCCAGCAATTTTGATGCGTTCGGTTCCGCCTGCTTGCTCTGCAGCGGATTGGGCTTTTAGCCCTTCGATTTCATTTTGGAAGTTTTCTTGCGCTTCTTTTTTGTGAAGTGCATAAATCTCATGCTCAACATCACGGCGCTCTTTAGAACCTTTTTTAGTTTGCGCTAGCTTTTGTTCCCAGAAAGCAATTTCTGCTTGGAGTGAGTCTTTGAAATAATTCTTTTCATTTTCGAGCATCAACTCCAATTCAGCTTTCCACTCGGTTGCACGGGATGTTTTAGTGCCCTTTGGGTCTGCGGACGCATCGGCGCCAGATTGATTCTTTTTTGAATCTTCTACAGTATCGGGATGAATTAATCCTCGAAGGGCCTCTGCGGTCTTGCTTCCCTCTTTAATAATGTTATCAAAGCGCTTTTTAGCAATATCTTCGATGTTACCAAGGCCTTCATCCCAAGCTTTTTTAGCGCCTGAGAAATCGAGGGTTTTTAATCCCCACAAAATCTGATCGACTACTTTAATCACAGTCAATGCAAACTCTCTAATAGCTTCGCCAATTGCTGTAGTGATCTGCCAAAGTATGTAAAAAGCGTCCCAGGCTAATTCACAAACGAAAACGACAGCATTCATCGCTACTTTAAATTTCTCAATCGCAGCAGGTGCCTCATCTCTAAACCATTGGCCGATTTGAGTTAACAATGGCATGAGTGCATCCGCGACAACTTTACCAACAGCCTCCAATACATCGCCTACATCTTTCATGGCTTTACGATAGGCTTCTTGATTTTGGGCGCCGCGTACTCCGACCGTTAATCCCAGTTCCTCATTGGTTTTTCTGGCTTCTTCAGTACGTTGCGCATTGAGTTCCAACAGCCGAGAACCATCCTCAATCCCTTTACCAAAAAACCGGATGGCAGTGACGTTTCGATCGGTACCTTCACGGTGATCGTTGGTAATTTTGATGGCATCAAGCATCAAATCATTGAGAGGCCGAAGATGACCACTCGAATCGCGTGTGGTAAGCCCCATCTTATTGAGGCCTTCTTCGTTTTTGTTGATTTGTTTTTCTAGCCCTTTAGCTGCGCTGGAGTAATCATCCGTGCTGACATGAATATCACCCAAAGCCTGATTAAGGGTTGCAGCATCATTGGCCGTAATACCTAATGCACGGCCTAATTTTTCATTTTCTTCGTAATACTTAGAAGCCCCTGAAATCGCTTCTTTAAATAACTCACCGCCAGCAAATACCGCACTAAAGGCCATCATGGCGCCATTGAGTTTAGAAAACATTTCCCCAATTTGGCCAAAGTTGGAATTAATGGCAGATGTTGCCTGATTCATGGCACTTGTCATCTGCTCACTTGCTTCGCGGATACTGGATTGCATCCGCTGAGAAGTGCTCAGCGCTCTATCACCTAATTTTTCAAACTCCGCATTGGCCTGACTCGCGTCTGCGCCAATTTGAATAATAGAATCATTTGACATTTGAATCTCGCAATAAAAAGGGGCGCCATAAGCGCCCCTGCGGTTTAATGTGATTGGGTTGGAATTTTAAATTGCGCTAATACCTGATCAAACTCGGATTCGCTCAATTGATTAACTGGAATAAATTCTGAAACAGATTCAATCTCTGTTGAGTCAATTAAACTCACTTTTTCCGGCTCTTCATAACCGAGTAAGTGAGCGATGATCCTCAACTGAGTTTGCTGAGGCGGAATTTTGTCCCAGTACTGAACGTAGGCTTGCAGGCGAGGAATTGTCATAAACTCGTCGATATACTCCCACGTCACCCCCAATGCGGTGGTGAGGTGGCAATATAATTCGTCCCAGTTTAATTCCCCGCCAGCACCTCCCCCGCAGCGACCATTCCAGAACGCCCCATGACAGCATTAATAATTGTGGCCATATTTCCCATGTCCAGAACATCCTCCACTTCTTCACGTGTCATGTCTGGATAGTTACGTGTCATGGCAGCATGGATAAGATCAATCATGGCATCTGTTTTTTCAGCATCCAAACTTCCGCTAGCGCCATTAGCTATCTCAAAAGTACCGTTCTTTTGAAAACGCTTGATGGCAGAAAAATTGAGGGGCGGAATAATATATTCTTGCCCCCCAACCTGCAGGCTGAATCCATCAATCAGATTATTATTCTTGGACATAAATTTCACCAATGTTATAACCCGTTGAATCTGCTGACGCGCTGAAGTCCAGCGTTGGTACAGAGAAATCGTCATTCTTTGTTGCAAAAAGCTGCAATTTTGGAGAAATGACGTTAAAAAGATTAACGAACGCGCGCTTGCCTTGGAATTGACCAAGATAGTTAATCGCATAAGTCGGCGCATAACCCATCGGCAAGTTTTGCAAGGTAATCTTCTTAGAAGCTACATTCGTATAGGTATAACTAAAGCTGATGTAAACCGTTTGACCCGTGTCCGCAGCCGCGAATGTATAAACCCCATTGGCAACTGAATATTGGCCTGTTGTCGGACCTGAAGCAACGCGCGTTAATGCTTGGTTATTGGCATTCATCACGCCAAGGTCTTCAACCCATGTGCCAGTATTCGGCACAGATGGTGTGACGGTGAATGGCGTCGCCGGGATGACATTACCTGTTGTATCGGCATAAATGGCTTTCATCGTGCCACCTGAAACGCCAGTACCAAAGAATAAGGTGTTCAAAGAAAGGCCATTAATCAGCGCGCCTTTGATTTTACCTGTTGATTTTACTTTACCTTGCGCCACAGCCAATGCGAATCGGCCTTGACCAAAATACTCTTTCAAGTCGCCAGCGAAATCCAATGAGAACTCTTGCGCGCCGGCAATACGAATCGGCGTTGGGTTGCTAATTGAATTGCCATAGGCATCTTGTTTTAACGTAGCGAAAATGTCGCCAGCACCAAATACGAGCTGCATATATTATCCTTTTTAAAAAACCACTTAATCAGAGGTATAGAAATAAAAAAACCGCTTATTCAGCGGCTTGTTGGTTATTTTTTGATTTTTGAACGACTGGATCAGGCGGCGCATAAAACCCTAACTGGTAATAATTTAAAGCCTCTGATTCCTCAATCTCTACCATGCCGTCTTTCATCACAAATGCAATCCCTTCAGGCGGCGTGTAGTTTTCAGGTATGACTAATTTAATTTTTGCCATCACTTATCCTTAAATAACTTGTTTAGAAGTAATGTCAGCAATGGGATGAAGATAACCAAAGGTATAGCTAGTCGTTAATACCCCAGCTTCCTGATCAGCTTCATGCGCTTCCCATTTGCTTCCAGATTTCTTGATCTGAAAACAAAGCCCACGCAAACCAGCATTCATCATAATGATGCTATGTGCAGCGATTGCAATTGGGTCTGCAATTTGATTGGGATAATCTCCACGGGTATAAATCTCAATGTTGACAGTCAATACAGACTCATTGATCCAGTCCGTAAATAAATTATCAGCCTCAGATTCGGGAACAACGACGATTGCAGGCGAAACTTCACGTTCAATCGGCGCGCTACGCTCTCTAAATACATTGCTTGCCGCTGCCGTATTATTTAAAAGCGCATTCAAGATACCGCTTAATATTTGTTCACGAATTGAGTTCATTTTTTGAGGAGTGCCTGTGTAGTTGCCCCATCGTCCTGCATTTGGGGTGGCTGTCTGACTTTAAATGATTGTCCATCGACTATTACGGTATCCTCTTTGGCCAAACTAACAGCACTCGTCAGATAAGTAATGGCGTAGCTTCGAGAAACAACATCTGCACCACTAAAGCCTACAAGGTCATCTGGTTGGTCAAATATGGCTTTAAATTGAACACCCTTTGCGCTGCATTGGGCGCCAAAGTCAGCCAAAAATACCGTAACGTCATCGACAAACATCATTATTTATCAGCGTCACCGCCGCCGTTTTTCGCTGGGTCTTGACCGCCGTTACCCGTAGAAGGCGGGGTATTTGGTTTTTTATCATCCCCAACCAACTGCAATTGATGGGAATTGCCACCAATTTCAGTATCCAAAGAAACGGTATCGCCTTCAGAATAGACTTTTACGTCGCCTTTTTCATTCACAGTGCGAAAGCTAAAACCTTCGCGGACCACATATTTTCGATTAGCCATGTTGTATTTCCTTTTTAAAAAAACAGGGTGCGGCCAAGCACCCTGTTATTTACTAATAAAGCAAAATTGCCTGATTAAGCAGTCAACGCATCGCTCATGACAGCAAAGCTTGCTGAGTGACGCACAGCAATATCAAGCGATTGCATTGCACGTAGCAAGATGCCGCCTTGTTTAAACAACGTTGCATCGTATGGGTTTGGCATAATTTCTAGTACGCCCCACTCGCCAATCAACAATTCAGACCAGTTACCGAAGTAAATTTCTGAACAGATACCTGATGCACTACCTTTGGTGAGGTTGCTTCGCGCTTGGTTTGTACGTGCAACTGTGTAACCGTTGATTTCACCTGGTGTCATTGAACGTTGGCCATTAGGTGAATTTGTCCACAAGTATTGACCAGTAGTTGATTTCGCCTTTTTGAGCCAGCCAACTGTTTTTGCATTGGCCAAGTAAGCTAGGTTTTCTTCGTCAACGTTGGCGCTCGTCAATTGAGTTTCGAGGTCGATGAGGTGGTCAATGGTTAATTGCGCACCATTAGTACCGCCGACCACTGAGCCAGTGCCTGATTGATTAGAAATACCAAGTGGCTGACCTGATGAGCCAGTGCCATATAAGGCTGCAGCATCAACACCCAATGCAAGTGACTTGATTAAATCTGCACGCGCCAACATTTCGATATCAGGTGTTGACTGTGCCAACATTTGACGCGTAATGGCTGAGTAAGTACCAATGCTCTTCATGCTGAGCGAAACTTTATCAAAGGTTGCTTCAGACTCGGTTAAGTTGCCGCCTTCAGTGACCCAGAAAGTGCTTGATTGGCTGATTTGACGTGGAATATCAACATTACCAACCAAACCAGATAGCACTGTTGCGCCCATTTGCAACACGCGCGCCTGATTACGCAACACATCAATAAAGCTGCCAGCCAACAAATTAGTTGCAACTGTTGCACCGCCAGTGGCTAATGCGCCTGCTGCATATTGCGCACGTTCTGCAAACGGAATATTCGTTGGCATGTAGAAGCCTTGCGTATGTTTACCCATGCGCTTGCTAATGTCCGTAGAGACTTCCAGCTCAAAGCCAGCTTCTTTCCAGTTATTATTCATGACTGCGTTAATTGCACGTAGCATCGAATAATTTGCACGCTCTTTTGCGCTTAAATCAGGTGCAAAACCGTCACCTAATTTAGCCGCGCCTTTTTGACGTTCCAACTGAATATCAAGCACAGCACCACGTGCTTCTTCAATTGAAGAGCCCTTTTGAATTAAGCCGGCACGCACTTCTGAAGGTACATTGTGCGCTGCGCACATTGCATCAATTTCAGAAATACGTTGACGCTCATCCGACGCACCTAATGTACGCACTTTATTTTCATCGATGACTGCGGCACCACCTGCACTGCCTTGTGAGCCATCATTTGCCTGATCTAAAAAAACATGATTACGTTTGTTCATACCATTTCCTTTCATGGGGTCTTCATTTGCTTCGGGCGAAAAAAAACCCGCCGAAGCGGGTTCCGTTGTTGCTACTAAATTTTTCTGTCGGGTTGTTATTTCAATTTCATTGGCACTTTCTCCTACAGAACGACCTACACCAACCGTTGGGTCGGCTGGCACCGTTACTAAAGAAACCTCGTAAGGTTCCCAGTCCGTAGCGGTATAAGTTTCAGACTCAACATCTTCTTCAACTTTAAAAACGCGATACATAAATGAGGCATTCACCAAAATACCGTCATCGGCTTGCTGCAAGGCCCACTCACCCCGTTCATCTTTACCAAAACGAACGGTGCACCATCCGCGCGCATCGCCTTCAATATCGATTTGCTCGATGACGCCTAACAAATCGTCGCGGTTATGGTTATAAAGTAGCGGCATGTTCTGTTGGCGCGCACCATTGCGCATTGCGCCAGGGGCATGGCTAAGAATTTCAGTGCCATACCACATATCGCAAGGCTCTTCCGAGCTGAATGGAAAGCGCATAGTGCGGGCGTTCATATCGACAATACCCGCTGCATCTTGACGTAAATTCAATGTACGCAGTTGCGGGGACAGGTTCTTTGGACGTTCTTTGATCATTGGATTCTCCAAATAAAAAACCCGCCAAAGGCGGGTCTAAAGTGCAATTTTTAAGCGGTTAAATAAAAATGTTATTCGTTATTTTCTGGGTCTTTTCCATCGGGCGGTGGATCCACCTCTGCATTTGCATCAGGGGCTGCAGTCGTTTGAGCTTGGCCCTTGTCGGTCATTTGTGATGGGTCGGAATCAAATACCAGACCAAGCTCTTCCATCAGCTCAAGCTCTTGCGCTCTTGATTTAAAGACATCCTCTGCATCCATGCCGCCTGCAGTATCTGCGATGACATCAGAAACGGTCGTAAAGCCAGCGCGAACAGCCAAGCGATAGGCGTTAACCTCTTTGGTTGGATCAATCCATGACCAACCGCGCGGCTTGAAGCGCACTTTTTCATATTTCTTGCGATTAACGTAAAAGTCATTGATTTTCACTTCGCCAGAAAGAACAGCTGCTTCTAACCATTCGCGATGAATCTCTGCCCTGAAATTGCGAATTAACCAACCTTGTAAGATGCGCCACAAAGAGCGATCGTCAAGCAATGCCAATCGCGAGCTGCTGTAATTGCTTTGACTATAGTCTCGGCTCAAGCTTTCGTAACTTACGCCAATACCCGCAGCCACTGAGCGCAGCATGAATCGCATAAATGGCTCAAGGGCGGCATTGGGACGCGCTGGATTGAAGCCAACAAAATCTTCACCCGGCATCAACTGCCTAAATGTGCCTGGTTCGCTATCAATCAGGCGCTGATTAAACGCAACATCATCCCCAACGAGCGGCTCAGGTGATTTGATGAAGCCAACGATGTTTGCACTGGCCCGCGCTGCGACGATTTCTGCCTCGGCATAGCCTGCCATATCGTTTAGGCGCATGAGTGTCGAGTGAAACCATGAGATACCGCGCGTTTGTGGCCAGCGATCGATAATGTATAAATGGATGACTTCTTCAGCGGGTAATCGAATGAACTTGCTGGGCTGAAAGGTTTGAAATTGATAATCGCCAGGATGGGTTGGATACAACCAATAAGCAACTGGGCGCCCCCAGTCGTTAATTTCAACACCCATACGAATCATATTGCCGTTTGGGGCTCTTGCGGTTTGCCATTGATCCATTAAACGGTCAGATTCAATCACTTCTAAGGCAAAAGGAATCTTGCTTGAGCCGAATGGTTGCTTAACTTTGCGAATAAGTACCTCGCCAGCCTCAACAAGCTGCCCGACAATGAGGCGTTCCATGTCTGAAAACCACAGCACGCCAGCGGTATGACAGCTTTTTTTGTCGCACCAAGTATCCCAAGCAGACTCAATTTGGTCATTTATCTTGCCAATTAGCTTGCCACTGGCACTGCTTACGAGTGATTGAATGCCGATTCCTGAACCAACTACATTCGTTTGGACGATTCTCACGGCATTTTTGGCCGTTTCATTGTCACGAATAAGCTGACGCGCCCTACCTCTGAGCAAACGTAAGCTAGATAAAATCTCACTATCGCCAGATGAACTAAGCGCAGACCAATCCGAGGTTAATCGATTGATTTGTGCGCCCGCGTACATGCGCGCTGATTCCTTTGCTCTTGCTTCGCGCTCACGCTGCGCCTGACGCTTCGCCACAAAATCATTCAAAATGCGTGAGCCAGGGGTGCGAATTAATTTTTCGTCATACCAGCTTATTTTGTTAGGGGTTTCAGCCATTAGCGGAATCTCACAAGTAGGTTTCTAGGATTACCAAGGCCGTCACTAATGCCTTTGGCTGCCTTTTCGTTGGTGACTTTGATACGCCAATAATTAATGGCTGCAATCAAATCTGTCGCCGTGAAATATTCAGCTTGACGCGAGCCGATCGAATACTTCTTCACTTTCTTACCGCTAGCGGTCAGGTCTGCTAATGCCGATTCCGCATCAGCTAAAGATTTTTCAGCAAGCGTTCTTCCATCATAGCCAGCAATGCTTGATGTGATATTTGACTGGACGTTGACTTCACCGCGCCCAATCGTATTTCGCACATTCGTTGCCGTTAAAATGGCCGCCCAAAACCACAATCCAGCAACCAAATTACTGCTATCTGTAAGGTCTAGCTTTGTTTTCCAACCCTGCCCGTCCGCAACCGCATTTAAAGTAATGGGGGCGCCTGGGCCACGGAGTTCATAAACAAGCGAATAGCCAGATGAATCGTATCGATGATTAGATGCATCGATGTACGGAACATCGCTCCAGCTTGCACTGTCGCCAGCTGTAAGGTTTGCGGGTATGTTCATTACCATTTTGAGGCCTTAAATCCACCTGATTTTTGGGTAGAAAAAAACCCGCCTGCGGCGGGTTGTTGTACTTTTTTAATCTGTCCAGGCTCATTCACCTGATTTTCTGGCTGCGCGGTGATCGGCTCTGGATTAAGTAAGTCTGGCTGACGTATTCTCGACTCCTCGACTAGCCATCTGTCCTCTTTCCAAAGGTTGATTTTTAAGCTTCTAGCCGCATGCAGCGCGTAAACTTCGGTATCCAGTGCCTCATTGCGGACGCCAGATTTCTTTTGCCAGACTTTTTTATAACGAATCGTGCGATGTGGCGCTTTAATCTCGCTGGTTATCTGTTCATACCAGTCTGGGCGAATGCTTCCATACCAGTGCATCCGGCCTGGACCAGTCCCAATGAGTTTTAATCGACCAGCCCCTGCATCTTGGCCAAGAATCAAATCCTTGGCGCGCTGCACGCCCACAATAAACGGTCTAAGCCCGTACTTATGCGCTTTCTGATGCCTATCTTTATCAACTGCCACTTGTGGGCTACTAAAAATCTCACGCTCTGAGTTTTGATCAGCACCGCCTTTGATGGCCATGTAGTTTTTAGGCATCCGCTTGCGGACATAGCCATAAACTGCGTCAGAGGTTTGGCCATCCGATGAGTCAATCGAAACGGCCCGAATTCTCAGCGTAGTGCCAGAGACATGCGGAATGGGCTTATCGAGCAAAGCATCCAAATCAATCCAGGCACCCTGCTCTGCCACTGAGGTTTGTCCGTGGATTTCTCCCCAGTACAAGCGCCAGCTTTCTTCACCTCGTCCCCAGCCAACAATGCTGACAGCGACACGATCATGCTGCACGTCAATCCCAGCAGTAATCACAAGCACGCCCCAAGGCGCTGTCAATTCGGCATAATCTTCCGCGCGCGCTTTAAGCGCTTCAATATCAGGAAGATCGGTTTTGTAGCTATACGGCAACCCCAGCGTGTTATTGGTAAACGCCCGTGATTTTGTATCGTCGCCTTGCGCCAGTGCATGTTCAGCGGCTAAAAACTTTTCTACAAGGCGCGCCATCACAGAGCCAGGGAACGGTGAAATCAATTCATTCCAAGAAAACCCAGCCACACCATGAAATTCAGCATGCGGCACCCATTCGACGTTAGATTTCCCCGCTTTTTTTAACTCATGGGCGCGCTTTACGTTGCGATTCTTATCGTTATCATCCCAAATTCCACCACAATGCGGGCAAACATAGTAAGCCGTTTCTGGCTTGGCTTTGCCAAATACCTCATGATTAAGCTGCTCATCGGTATCCCAACGCACATAATCCCAGCTTAAAACGTGGCTTTCCTCGCAATGATGGCACGGAACGTAGTATTTTCTTTGGTCTGACAGCTGATAGGCTGCCTCAATTCGACTGATTCCTTCAATGGTTGGCGTACCGCCGAACACAACCTTACGGCGTGTGTAGCTTTTTGTCCGTTCCTCAAGCAGGGTGATGGTATCGCCCTGGTCTTTAACGTTTTCATTACAATCATCTGGCTCTTCGATGCACACGACCGGCGCCGGTGTCGATTTCACTGAGCTCGGTGAGTTGGAACCAACCAGCTTTAAGAAACCGCCAGGGAACGTCTTAAAATTGATATTGTTATCTCGGTGCCTGGACAAATGCACGGGGATGATTGTCGCCAAGCTAGGTGTTGCCTCAATCATTGGCGTGAATTTTTCAGAGTTGTACTCTTTCGCCGCGCCATCCTTGGCAAACATAATAATCATGGGGCATGGGGAGATATGAATATTCTTCCCCACAAAATTATTTAAAACCCCATCTGTCCAGGCAGCCTGCGCAGACTTCATCCCAACAACTTTAGTCACAGTTGGATCATCGAGCGCCTCATGAATACCAAATACCCAGGGCGTTAAATCTGGATTGTATCGCCCAGGTCTTGCAGAGGCCTTTGATGACATCCCGCGATACTTACGCGCCCAGTCTGTTGTACTCAGTCTTTCAGGTGGGTTAAGAAGCGACGTTAGCCGGCTCAACAATTGCTTGATGGCTATTGTCGTATCGGCTGAGTTGGCTAAGGGCTGCGTAGGTGTACTCATTTAAAATTGTTACATCGATTTTGACGCCATACAGCGCCGTAATGTCAGCGGCCAGTTTGTCATCACGGGCTAAAAGCTCGGATTTAAAGGCGCCGACCATATTGGTAAGTTCGGGCTCTAGCTGCGAGACGTTAATCAACATGCCTCGCTTTTCTGAGAGCGCCATTTCTTTTAACTCACGATCCACGCGCTCTGTGAGCACGCGCTCTCTGGTTAAATCCAGGCCGTCCTCTGAGCGGTGGCCTGAGGCCACGCCGCGAAGATGCCGAATATAAGCAATTGTGATTGCATCGAGCGTTGCCTTCTTAGCATCGATGCCTAGCTTTCCCATCAATTCAGAAACAGCGCGTTGGCTTAAATCTAAACGGTCTGCGATTTGTTGTTGGGTTGGCATAGTGAGAAAGATGAAGCCTTATTTTTAACAAGGAGGGGCAGGCAAATATACCCCCCCTGCAAAATTCATATCTGGAGAAATTTCGCGGTCTTCGCACCCGCAGTATTCAACAATAGTAAGGACCCGGAGATTTCTACGCTTGCGGCCATCCTGTGCCTACCGTTTGATAACTCTAAACTCAATCTCATGGGCGAATAGATCAGGAAAACGTTCTTCAACGAGTGCAATCAAGGCATCCCGCACGGCTACATTGTTAAATGCGCTAGGGATGCTAGGGCCATACAGTTCTTTAATGGTGTTATATTTCCATGCACGACGATTAGGTTTGGCTGCCGTGCCTTGGCTAGTCTTATCTGTTCTAACAAACACGCCTTGATGGCCGTTAGGCATGGTGGCAATGAATGCACCCTTAATCAGCTTACGTCCATTCTTCACATTGACTGTGACGCCGCTGGATGTCTGCCTTGCCCCATAGTTAATCAATGCAATCGGCCTACCCGTGGCAATGATTAGCGCCCTCAGTTGACTTGGTGTTGCCTTGGTCAACCTAATCTGGGCTTTAATCGCATTTGCTTTAATGCCATAGCCAGCTGTGCGGATTTCTCTAGCGGCATTGGTCCTTACTAAAGCAGCCGTTTTATTCAATGCTGCACTTGCAGCCTTATTGATGACGTTATTCGCATTAAGTTTGAGTGAATGAATCACATTAAACATATTATCTTTTACGTTAATGCTGATCATTACTGGGCCTTAAAATGCCAAAAGCCCGCGAAGTGATACACTTCAACAGGCTTTTTGGTCGTAGCTAACAACAGCTTATAGAAATTAGAACAGAAATCGGCAAATCGTGTCAACATATTTTTTTAACTTTTTTTAAAAATTGATGCCGGCAGCCGAATCATTGAGTAAACCAAGGATGTCATTAAACGCCATTTCAAGTCGCAAGTCATAAGTGCGAATACTGATCCCACAGGATTTTGCCTTTTGTTCTTTGGTACCAGTAGCTGTAAACATCTTCATTACGACCAATTTACGCTCTGGAATCAGATAACAGACGCATTTATCAATTTCTACGCAACTGAAATCCATCTCAGGCGTCCAGAATCCACTGCTAATCTCGCGAGCAAAGGTGGTTTTCTTGGGATAGCCCAAACCGTTATCAAATCGCTTTGCGCGCCAACTAGCCCATAAATTGAGGCGATTGAGAACGTAAGTATTTAACATTGATTGGCCTTTTCTTTGAAAAATTTGCACTTAATTCCAATTTTAGGAATTCCATTGGTATTTGTTTTTCTTGTATCTGAGCAAACTACTCTATCCAGCAAAATATGATGACTATCACATGCGCGACAGCCCAACTGATGAAGCTGCTTGGATTCAATAACCAATGATGGGTCGCGGTAGTAATAACTTGGTAGAGCATGGCTATTTTCTTTTGTCATGTTGACCATCTAGCTTTTTTTCTGACTGATAAGGGTTGCCAATCACTACGTCTTTCAAAGAAACGGCTTTTCCAATCTCTCTACAACGAACCCCAAATGAAATGCCGTTTTCTTCAGCGTAAAAAGTAGGCTCACCTTGCTTAGCGCGCTTAATCAGATCATCCATGAACACATCACCGAACGCCTGGCGAAGATCGGCCACGATTCTGGCCACTTCAGGCATCTTGTCTTTAAGTTTTGCCACAAATAACCATCCACCAACCCTCACCAAACTATCAACCGCTGAAAACCCGCATGAAATATAGTTTTTTAATTTATTGGGGGATAGTTTTGATAGTTTTGATAGTTTTTTTATTGTGCATACGCGCGCGCGCGCACATACGCATATATACGCAAGGCAAACTATCAAAACACTCAACTTTCCAGTAATGGCGCGGCTTAAACCCTCAACCAAAACCCTCACCAAACTATCAAAACCCTCCACCGCTGAAATTGAGCAATTTCGCATCATCTTCCCCAATCCGCCAAGCTTTGAGAAAACTCAATCACTTGATTTTCAATGTATTCTTTGATTTTTTGTGCTTGCACACATTCGGGGGGCGGGGGGACTGGAACATATACATTCCCTTGCCAGTTTTTGGTGCCAATCCACAGCTTGAAATTTTCTTTTTTCTCAATGTACCGAGAAATTTCACGCCCAAAAGCGGTGCTGGTCGGGTGATATTTTTCCCCGTTTTCACCACACCATTTGATAAATGCACGATATAAATCGCTGGCTTTACAGCAAATAAAATCGACGTTGAGGCGCTGCCCTTCCCACTCACTAAAAAATCGCTGTGTGGGCGATCTACCAAGCTCAATGAGGTCGTTTCTGGCTTTATTTTTGTAAGGTTTTGTATGCTCATTAAAACCATCCAGATTGATGGCCAACAAATGCTCATAAAATGCTTCTAAGCCACCGCTATTGATCTCATGCGACAGTGCATTAAAGTAATCTTTAGGAGGCACGTCATCGCACCAAATCACCGTATAACGCCTATCGCCAGTATCGAGAATCAAGGGCTGAATATCGTTGGATAAAAACACGAAATTCATGTGATTTTTTTCCCAACGTTCCGGCAGATTCTTTTCATTGACGCTGACCTGACCGCCTGTGACGTAATATTTCAACCGTCCCTTGATGTGGCGTTTTTCAGCTTGAGAAACGACTTCATCCGCGACTGCAAATAGCTTGCAGCTGATCCATCCTGTAAATTGGTTTTCAATCTGAGACTGGGTAATCACAATCCCATATTTGCCGTACAACTTGCAGATAATTTCTTCCCAAAAAATGTTCTTACCTGTGCCCTCTTCACCATGCATGATGATGGAGGTTCGCATTTTGGAGCCTGGGTGTTGAAGCGGATAGGCAACCCATCGTAAAACCCAATTACATAACTCTGGGTCGTTATTGCAGAGTCTTAATACGTGCGCGAGGATAAGGTCGCACTTTCCTTTTTTAGGCTTGAACTCAAGCCCATAAAAGAGATTGATTTGATTTTTAAAGTATTCGGTTGGATCATCACTAATGACGTGGCCAATAAAAGTCGGGTCAAAAACCACCTGGTCAGATAGGACCATTTTTCGGTAAGGCGAAGAAAGCCAAAATTTGACCGAATCCCCGAAAATATTCCGCATGTCACGAATGAGCATGATGCGCTTGGTTTCATTGTCATAAACGGTCGAGGTACCGTAAATCAAAAAGAAATTCTGAATGAGGCGGTTAATCACCCCCCAATCCATCGGCTTTTCTTTTTTCTTTTGAGCAGCACTCTCCGGAGGCGTGCCCCCATCCCCCGCCTGCTGGCTTAAAGCCTCATCAATCGCTGTTATTTCACTCATACAATGCTTTCTAGGGGCACAAATGCTCTTAGCGGCAACGATAATTGACGCTCTAACTCATACACCCCACGCGTCACCATGAGATCGTTAAAATCGCTTGAAACTTGATCATTGCTCAAGAAAATTGGATAAATAATGCTGGCATTGTCGATAGCACGAATCACCTTTTTGGCTGATTTAATGCCTGGATTGCCTTTGGTTTTTTGATCATTGTCAGCACAAATGATTAAATGCGCGTGCTTATACTTTTTTCGTAATATTTCGGCGACTTTCATTAAATTCCCGCTATCAAACGCCACATAAACAGGGATTAAATTCCTGAATCCAACCTTTAGGCTGCAGCCAGTGGAATAACCCTCACAAACTGCCATCACACGCTCATTGGGCTCACCCAAACGACACGCTGAACCACTTTTTGCGACACCACTTGGAAAAAGCTTCTTTCCATCTGGCCTGATTGTTTGAATCCCTACAAAAGATTCATCCTTAGGTAAGTCATACCGCATCATCGGGATGATGATTGAGCCATCAGACAAGAAACGGATATTGACGGGATGAATACGCTTTTTAATTAAATAACGAGACACACCGAACGTGCTGGCATGGTCCCAAATCGCCCTGCTTTTCATGGCGACTTTTGAAGCAATCGATATGCGCTCAATTTCTGCAGCCGCAATATCCTTTTCTAATTTTTCTCGCCTGGCCTTTCTCTCTTCATCAGAAAGACGCTTGGCTGGCTGTGCAGGCTTATATCCATTCTGTTTGGCCAACTTGAGTACATAGCCAATTGGCACGATCTGACGCTTTAATGATTTCCATGTGGCCATGGCTGATTTTTTATTAAAATTCGGTGCAAGCGAACTCCAATCCAGCCATAAATCTAGGCCATTCGCGCCGAATTCGCTTTTAATTGCATTGCCAACATTGATCCACACTTCGCGATCTGCGCTATCGACGTAACTTAATGCTGCTTGGATTTCAGAATAATCAGCCATACCTATGCCTCTGGATTCCACTTTTCCCAGTCATCCCGACAGGTGCTATCGCACCAACGCTTTTCTTCGGTAACTTTCTCGCCACATGAAAGACAAAAGCCTGTGGCTTCAATTGTTCTTTTTTGCGCACGCGCAAGTGACAGGGCGATTTCTCGCTCTTGTATCTCACGTTCAGTAGCCTGGTCGAATATGTCCGCCATCTTATTTACCTACTAGGTCGCCAATGCGGGAGACAAACATCGCTACTCGGCCTTGAATTTCGTTGGTATCGGCTTTGAGTTTCTCAAACTCTTCTTTTGTGATTCTTCCATCCGCCCAGCTTTGCCGAAAATCTTGAGCAAAAATACCGAGCTCTTCCAGAACCTCAAGAAAACCATCCAATAAACTCATGTCGCTGCCAACTGGAGATTCAGGGAGTGGAATAGCCACATGATTGAGCGCAAAGGCCATTGACTGAAGAATTCGACAATCTCCAGTAATGGCCTGAATCTTGACGCTTTCTTCTAAGGTCAATCGATGCGTATCGATTTGGGGATGCACTTTCTTATTGAGGACATGGGCGCTTGCGCCACCCATACGCTGTGCAAGAGCCGGAATGCCACCAGGGAAATCATGCGCCGTATGATAGGCAGCATCTAAAACGTTCATCACCATATAACCCC